ATCTCGATGGGTAACGCAGTCGGTAACATGGCTTATTCTTGTTATATGTACGCGTTTCATGACGAAGTCATGACCAAACAGGAGTGGTACGCGTTCAACAAAACGCCGCGCCAGGTCGCTGAGCGCTTGTGTGCAATGCTTGCCGACGCCACCCATGCTGCCATGGGCGACGGAAGCAGGTTTGACGGCCACGTCAAGATCCTCGCCCGCTTACTTGAGCGCATGTGCATGTTGCGATTTTTCGCACACATGTTTCACGCGAACGTCTGCGAGCTGATGGATCAACAGATGGGGCTGTCCGGTGCAACCACTGAAGGTCGTAAGTATAAATCCTTTTACACGAGAGGTTCTGGATCCAGTGAGACTGCCGATTTCAACTCTATCATCACCGCATTCATCGGGTATTGTGCTTGGCGCAACACGCGTGTCAATGGTGCGACCTTGACACCGGAGCAAGCCTGGAGAAAGATGGGCCTCTATGGTGGTGACGACAGCGCTGAAGGCGCTGTTGACCCCTTGGCGCTCAAGAAAAGCGCCGAGCTGATGGGTCAGGAGTACGAGATCGAAGTTGTGCAACGCGGTTGTCTCGGTGTAAACTTTTTGAACCGCCAATTCGGCCCGGACGTGTTTTTCGGCGATCCGAATTCAATGGCTAATCCCAAGAGACTCTTGGCCAAACTATGGGTTGGCCCAGCTGTGTTGCACAATCCCCTCGAGCGGTTTGTTGAACGCTGCTCAGGGTACAACCGCATGGATCGTTACTCACCAGTCATTGGAGACATAGTCACCTTGGCTGACGATTTGTGCGGGGCTCGGTTAGAAGGCGAATTGATGCCATGGAATGGCACGATTGATGGAGCCGATAACTGGCCGAACTACGAAGCAGACTGGATGACTGAATTATTCAACATTTTTATTCCAGATTTCAACTTTGACATGTTTTATGCGTACTGCAACGTAATTGCGAGCACTCAGGACCCAGCGCTGCTACTGACGTTCCCTAAGTGCGTGGGCCCTCGGCCCGTCCCTGAAGTCAATGTCCCATGTGGCGTTGGCGACGAGCTGCTTTTCCCAGCACCCGTCACTCCCGCGACACCCGCAGCCGACCCAGCTGCTGGCGTGTTCGCCGACGTGCACTTAGCCGCGTCGACCCTTCCCGTCTTGACTAAAGATGGTAGCCGCGCTAAGCGCGGGTCTGGCGAACAAGCCAGCAAGAGCACGGTCAGAGTTGCAGTCGATTTCAAAGATCCACGCAACTGGACCGCGCCCGTCCGCTTCGCGAAAGAGACGGACGTTGAGCATGCCAAGCGTACATCCGACTGGGCTGCTCGTCGCAAGCACGTTGCCAAGAAATTGGGCATCAAACTTGTCGACATTGATGAATCAGACGCAGTGAAGCAGGGTAGCTTCAACCCATATGGCAATGGGCAGTTTGGTTCTCTCATTCACGAAATTGCTGTCCTCTGGTTCGCCTGCGCGTTGTTGATGACCATAGTTCACTTCAGTAATTTCGGTCCAATCGGCTTGACACCCGACTGGGCTTGTGTGCGTACTGAGTACCTAGCGCTTCCGATTCTACGATATGGTTACTACTCGCACACCTGGACTTGTGTACACAATAACGGGTCGCGCCCGTCATCACAAAGTTCAGTTGCTGGTACCACCACCAGCATTCCTGCAGTTGA